GCACGTTTAGTTCTTCGTTTACCTTTATCTTGTCCTGATAGTTCAGTTGTTGCAGGGCTACCTATAGTTGCTTGCCAGTTCTTAACAAAGTGACCTGCTTTATAATTTTTAGGCGCAGGGTTCTTCCATAATGCAGGATTGCCTACTGGTGATATATCAACTATCTCTAAGCCAATTTGTTTTGCTGTTTTGCTAAGTACCTTAACTGGTAATCCTTTATATATATTTAGCGTTTCCTTTACACTATCAAATCCCTTACGTGCCATTACTTCCGCACCTGCAAGTTGGCCGCAACAACATCACTGCCATTTGGTCTTATTTCACTAATATTTATTACTTTAAATGTATCAGAACCTATAACTACCGTATCTCCTACATGAAAGTCATGCCCCTCTACTAACATACGTCTGTCATTCTCTGTGACTGTCTCACCTGCACGATCTGTATTGTTGTAGTCAAATACACAAGCATACTTCTTGAATGTACTTGTTGTTTGTGCTTTTGCACCCGTAGCAGGATTGTATGCGCCATCAGTTGTACGAGTAAACGTAAACTCCTCACCAAATCTAGTAATAAGTGCTTCGGCTGATTTTGTTATTGGTGAATAGTTATAACCTGCATGAGCCATAATTATGCACGCATGACTGTGTTAGGTGATTGTACTAACTTTCTCAAAGCTCTTGTTAATGCAGGTGTCTGTCTTTGTTGCCCTGCTGTATCTTTATAAGTTATAGATATAACATCAACGCTTTCACTGACAACTTGTCTGTCAATAGGATCTTGTTTGCTATCACCATCTATAACTGTTTTAACGGCCTCATATACTGCAACCTTTAGTTCGTTTGGTATTGTGCTTGCATCTAATCCAAAGCCATCAATAACTACGTTAACTCTTGGCCACTGTAATGATTGTGTTTCTGTTTCCTTAAAGCCTATAAAGCTTAAGTCCTCAATGTAATCCATTGCACGTAAGATATAGGCATTGACATGACTGTCACTACTATACGTAATTGACCTTGCATCTGCCCAAGCCTTAAATTCTGCTAGGCTAACATATGTATTAGCACCTGCAACGCGACTTCCATCTTCAACAATTAGTGTCATTGTCTAAGCCTTTTCGTATCCGCCTGAGCGATAGTTTTCTACTTCTGTGGGGTGTACGTCTGCGGTCTTGCCGTCTTTGCGTACCATTTTAACTGTTTTAGCCACTTTGGGCTTGGCAATCTTCTTTGCGGGTTTCTTCTTAAATGCCATTTTATTTACCTCGCTATGTTGTGTGAGTAAAGGGACGGCAAATGCCGCCCCCTGTCATCAGTCTCGATTAACCGAGTAGTGTTGCTATGAAGTCTGGCTTCCAAGCTTTTACACCCCAAGCGACAGCAACTTCGATCATTGCCTTACGATACCCTTTGTACATACGTACTTCGAATACCATGCCTGAATGCGGGTCTTGTACCAAGATAGCATCGTCTGCAGTGTCACCGCCTTCTGGAACAGCAGGTGCTCTAACAGCTAATTCTAACGCACGTCTGTGCATTGCAATGTTTGCTGTGTAGTTATTGCCTACTGTAATAGCGGCATTGTCTGCGGCGGCTGAACGTAGTCCAGTTTGACCGATAGCGAATGAACCACCTGATAGTGCTGTGTTTACACAATACTTATTGTTGTCACCTGCGATTGTAACAATGTCACCTTTAAGGATTGTGCCTGAACCACCGTCTGCCGCGATTGTTGTATCGCCAATAGCAGAAGAAGCGTCGTTTACAAGATAGCTTGTACCAGTTCCTTTGGTGTGTGATTGCACTTGTGCTGACTCACGCATTGCAAGACCTTGTAGGTCAAGTAATACACCTTGTCTTAGCAAATCACTAGAACCTGCGTCTGAAACGCTTTGTAGTGTAGCTAACTGACGTAGGTTTGTACCTGCAACTGAGTTCATTATAAGTGAACACTGTCCGTCGTTTGATGGCATACCATTGTCAACTAAGATTTGACGTATTTCAGCTACGTCACCAAAGTTAGAACCGAATGGTGTAGTTCCTGCTGTACCAAAGGCACGTGAAGCGTTCTGATATGCTTCTGTTGCAAGGTCTACTTCAATCTCATTAGACAATGTTCTCATTGCTTGAACGAGTTGATCACCATAAACAGTTTCAAAGCCAATACCATTGTTAAGGTGTCTTACATCTTCTCCAGTGTAAGGGATTTGTACTGCACGTGACTTAGAGATTGATAGTGTTTTGCTATCAACTGTTTGGTCTGTTCCTTCTGGAATAGTCATGCTCTCTGCTACGTCAACAGCTGATGCTTCACGTGTAAATGATGCACGAACTGTATCGCCTTTAGCAACTCTCTCTGAGCCGTCTGCGTTAATTGTTGAAGCAGGGATAAAGCCTACTAGCTCTCTACCTACTACGTCTGCGGCCTTATATATATCAGCCGCCAAGTTTGTTAATACGTTAGCCATTTGCGGCCTCCTATGTTAAATTAATCGTTGGTTATTTTGCCGCCTGACTTAATGTACTGCGCTCTCTGACCTTGAGACATACCATTAAAATCGTCACGACTTATTATTTTAGAACGCTCAGCACTGCTTTGCGACCTTGTGGCACTGCCACCCGACGATTGTGAACCGTCAACTAGAAAAGGATAATTAGATTTTATAGAACCTGTTAAGTCCTCCAGTGTTGATACAGTTAATGCACCTGACTGGTCTGTCACCCTCAATTCGCCATCAACAATAGTCAACCTCTGGCTGATCTGCTGTTGTAACAATTCTGCTCTGCCTGTGTCCTTAGTAAGTCCACTTGCTATTTTACCTGCTTCACCACTGATACGACTTCTAGTTATATCAGCGTTCATCTTCTCAATCGTTCCGCGCAAAGTGTCTGCTTCCGACTTCTGCGCTTCGAACAACTGTTTATAATCGTTCTCTGCCTTTGCCTTACTTTCGGCTTGGGCTTTTGCTTCGGCTTGAGCCTGCTCACGCTCTTGTTGCGCTCGCTTCTTCTCACCTAATAATTCATCTACCTTAGACTTCAATCCTTTAGTCTCGTTGTCTAACTTCTCTTTTATAGCCTGATTTACCTTTTCTGACAATGTGTTTTTTACATCATCTTCCAATTCAATTCCGTCAAATATTTCATTGTTCATGCCGTAACCTCCAGTTTGTTAGCATTTTGTGGCTCTGCCACTTAGTTGTTAAGGTATTGTAATCGTTAAGTTATTTATGACAATACCAAGCATAAATTTCCGTTTTCATGTAATTATAGTCCAAAATCAGGTGTTGTGCTAGGGGCTGAACCTGTTGCATCAAGTTGTATTTCTAGGTCACGTAGCTCTGGTAATGTAAGCGAACGTCCATTTTCATCAATGAAACGATCTACTGATAAAGTACCACGTCTAAACATCTCACCACGTTCTATACCTAAAACTTCGTCCTGAAAGCTCGCAGGTTGCCGTCTGAGCCATTGCGGGTAATTTATTGTGTCACTTATCCTCTGTTCCTTACCATCTTCGCCTATGGCCGTTCTGTAGGCTTTTCCCTTGCCGCCTTTGTTATACTTGTCATTTACGAGATATGTTATTGTTGATCTGCAATTATAGTGCGCGGGTGGCTTTGGGTTCTTATCTATATCTTTGTAAACAGTATCGTCACGACTGATGCAGATATAACTTGTTAAACTATCTAAGACGGCTACCCATTTGTAGTAACCCGACATAGGCTTTTGTTGCTTTCCCGTCTGCCTACCCTCACTACTATTCAGACGCATTGTTGTTTGACGCGACAAAACTGCTACTCTGTTAGTTTGCGTGCGTGTTAATGTTGCGGCTTGCCTACCCTGTAAGAGTTTAAGCCCTGATAGTACGCCTATAACACCTGCAATCGGTAGTGCTAATGTTGCGTTGTCTTTTAGTGACTGTATGATCTGGTTTTGCTTTTTATTGTTAAAGGTGTCTATGGCGGCTGATATTGTATAGTTTTGGTTTGCCTCTAGCGTCATAGTATCATTATAGACAATGCTTTCTATTTGTTCCTGCGTTGGTAAGGTAAAGTCATC